ATCCGGCTACAGCAGGCAGTTCTACAGTAAAAGTAAATGGTATTGCTATTCACAGAGTAGGTGACGCTACTGGTGGCCATGGTAGTTGGGTGGCTAATGCCGCTTCTACTGGAAGTTCTAATGTAAACGCTGGTTAATCGTGTATAAATATTAGGACTATGGCAATATATGACGCTTCTAACACTAACAAAAGTAAAAAATCTAGTAGGGACTTTATAGATTTAAACTTAGACTTTGCTCGTAATGTAGTAACAAACGACATTGTTAAGATAGAGGGCGTTGACGCTGTAAAAAGAAGTGTAAAGAATTTAATACAAACAAATTTTTATGAAAGACCATTTCATCCAGAAATAGGTTGTGGTGTTAGAGAATTATTATTTGAAAACTTTACACCTGTTACTGGTATTTTTATTCAAAGAAAAGTTGAAGAAGTAATTACAAACTATGAACCAAGAGCAAGAATATCCTCAGTTACAGTAAATGAACAACCAGACCGAAATGGTATTGATGTGACTGTTTACTTCTATGTTATGAATATGCCAAATCCAGTTTCGGTAACAACAGTATTACAAAGAATTAGGTAGACATGGCTTCAAACAAACTTTCAGTATCAGAATTAGATTTTGATAATATAAAAACAAACTTAAAAACATTTTTACAAAGTCAATCAGAGTTCCAAGATTATGATTTTGAAGGTTCTGGTTTTGCCATACTATTAGACTTACTAGCATACAATACACATTATCTAGGTTTCAATGCTAACATGTTAGCAAATGAAATGTATCTAGATTCAGCAGACATTAGAAAAAATATTATTTCAATTGCTAAAATGTTAGGTTATACCCCAACATCAGCAAAAGCTCCGTCTGCCTCAATTAATGTTTTAGTAAACAATGCCTCTGGTGCTTCAATCACTATGAACAAAGGCACAACTTTTACAACAACAGTAAATGATGTATCATATCAGTTTGTAACAAACGCTTCACACACAATAAGTCCGACAGATGGTGTTTATCAGTTTTCAAGTATTCCTATTTTTGAAGGTACTTTAGTAAACTTTAAATATACAGTTAACACATCCGATCCTGACCAAAAGTTTATTATACCAAGTGTTAATGCTGATACTACTACACTAAAAGTACAAGTGCAAAATTCATCAACTGATACAACAACGGCAACTTACACACTAGCTTCTGGACTAACAAGTTTAGATAGTACATCAAAGGCTTATTTTTTACAAGAGGGTGATGATGGTAAATTTGAAGTTTACTTTGGTGATGGTGTTGTGGGTAAATCATTATCAAACTCTAATATAGTTATATTAGAATATGTTGTAACAAATAAATTAGAGGCCAATGGTGCTTCTTCTTTTGCTTTATCAGGTTCAATTGATACATTTTCAGATGTTACAATAACAACAGTTTCAAATGCTCAAGGTGGTTCAGAACCACAAACAAAAGAGTCAGTTAGATATAACGCTCCGTTACAATACTCAGCACAAGATAGAGCAGTTACAACAAGCGATTACGAAACAAAAGTATTACAAATTTATCCTAATGCTCAATCAGTATCAGCATGGGGTGGCGAAGATGATGAAACACCACAATATGGTGTAGTTAAAATTGCCATTAAGGCAGCTTCAGGTTCTACTTTAACAGACACAACTAAAACAGATATTGTTACACAATTAAGAAAGTTTAACGTTGCTTCTGTAAGACCAGTGATTGTTGATCCAGAAACCACATCAATTTTATTAACATCAACTGTTAAGTATGATGAGAAATCAACAACTAAAACGGCGACTACTATTAAATCAGATGTTATAACATCATTATCAAATTACAACACAAATACATTAACACAATTTGATGGTATTTTTAGATATTCAAAAGTTTTAGAATTAATTGATGATACAGATAGTTCTATTTTATCAAACATAACAACATTAAAAATTAGAAAAAACTTTACACCGACAATTGGTTCATCAACAAGATATGATGTTTATTTTAGAAATGGTTTATATAATCCACACTCTGGCCATAACACTTCAGGTGGTGGTATTTTAGAATCAACTGGTTTTAAAGTTGAAGGTGATACAACAAATATTTATTTCCTTGATGATGACGGACAAGGTAACGTAAGAAGATTTTATTTTGTAGGTGCTGTTAGAACATATGTAAACAACACACAAGGTACAATTGATTATTCAACAGGTCAAGTAACAATAAATTCATTAAACATATCAAGCATAGAAAATATTAGAGGTTCTGCCTCAACAGTAATTGAGTTAACAGTACAACCAAGTTCAAATGATGTTGTGCCTGTAAGAGATCAAATTTTAGAAATAGACACAGCCAACTCATCTATAACAGTTCAAGCAGATACTTTTGTAGGAGGTTCAGCAGACGCTGGTGTAGGTTATACAACAACAAGTAGTTACTAATGGCCACATTTAAAGATAAAATATCTAGCCTGATAAATCAGCAGGCACCAGAGTTTGTTCTTGCTGACCACCCTAAATTTTTAGAGTTTGTAAAATCATATTACACTTTCATGGAATCAGCCGAGTTACATGTAACTTCGGTACAATCAACAGATGGTATATTATTAGAAACTGAAACTGCTCAATTTAACGAATTAATATTAGATGGTTCTCGTTTAGATACAGATAGAACACAACTAGACGCTGGTGATAAAATACTTTTAGAAAGTTCATCATTTGGTAAATTTACTAGAGGTGAAACTATAACAGGTTCTACTTCAAATGCCACAGCAACTGTATTAGCCGAAGATTTAGATAATGGCCGTTTATTCATATCAGCACAAAATAAATTTAAAATGAATGAAACAGTTACAGGTAATGACTCAGGCGCTAGTGCTGTTATCAATAATTACAAACCTAATCCTGTAAATAACATACAAGAGTTACTAAGTTTCCGTGATCCTGATAAAACAATATCTAACTTCTTAACAAAATTTAGAAATGAGTTTTTAAATACGTTACCTGAAAATTTAGATAATGATGTTGATAAAAGAAAATTAATTAAAAATGTAAAATCTTTATATAGATCAAAAGGTACAAGTAGAGGCCACGATTTATTTTTTAGATTATTATTTGATGAGCCTTCAGAAATATTTTATCCTAGAGAACAGATGTTAAGAACCTCTGATGGAAAATGGGACACTAAATTAATATTAAGAGCTATACAATCAACTGGTCAATTAACAACAGGCGATACTTCAGATTTAGTTGGTAGAACAATCACAGGTGAAACCTCTGGAGCAACAGCAATAATTGAAAACGTATTTAAATTTCAAATTGGCACTAATACTGTAACTGAATTTATTTTAAATGAAGACACTTATGCTAATGGTACTTTTCAAGTAGATGAAGTTATAAGAGGAACAATATCAGATGAGTCTGATACTTTTATTAAGGCAACTGTAACAGGTATACCTCAAACAATAACACTTACAAATGATGGTGCTTTATATACAGAGGGCGACACAGTATCATTAACAGGTGGTGGTGAGGGTGCTCTTGTAAGTGTAGATACTGTTGGTCGTGGTAAAATAACAAATTTTTATGTTGATAGTGGTGGTTCAGGTTATGAAATTGGTGATGATATTGTTTTTAATAATTCAGATACAGGTGGTGGTTCAGCAACAGCAAAAGTTTCACTTGTAAATGGTGGATTTACACCAGAAAGTGGAGTAGAAACAGATTCAATTTCACATATTATTTTAGAAGATGAAACTGTAAGAGGCGATCCATACACAGGTAATAAAGTTGTACAAGAAAGTGGATCAGGATCTGGTGATATTACAGACATAAGAATTATAGACGCTGGTGGAAATTATAAATCTTTACCAATTGTAACAGTTGATGATACAAACGGATCAGGAGCTAGTATATTTACTTATGGTTCTGAAATAGGAAAAGTTCAAGCAATAAAAACTGTTGAGTCAGGTGCTGAACATCAACAATCTCCTAGTCCACCTACAATAGCATTAAGATCAAAAATTTTAGTATTAGATAGAACAGGATCTTTTGCTACAGGTGATACAGTAACAGGTGTAGCGCCAGACTCTAGTGTTGTAACAGGAACAGTTGTATCTTTAGATACTGATAGAAATATTTTAACACTGTCAGGTGGTAATTTTCAAATAGATTCAACTATAACATCCGATAGTGGTGGTTCAGCAACTGTAAAAATTATGGATCAAGCAACTGCTACAACAACGGTTGGTGCCACGGTAAATACTTCAGGTGAGTTTTTAAATGAAGATGGCCATGTATCAGAATCAACAATGAAAATACAAGATAGTTTATACTACCAAGATTTTTCTTATGTTATAAAAGTAGGTCGTTCTATTAATGACTGGCGAGATAGTTTTAAACAAACAATGCATACTGCTGGTTTCTATTTTACAGGTCAAGTAAATATTACTTCTCGTATTGACGCTCAATTAAGAAGCTTTACAGGTATTAATTCTAGTGAGTTCTACACTCAAATTGCTTCAATACTTAATACACTATTTTCTACTATATTTGGTAGAAGATTAGGAACAACAACAGACGGTACTACATTAAGAGCAAATTCAGAGAGAGGTGTTGATCCTGACTTTAATGATTCAACAATAACGCCTTTAAGTAATACCACTAGAGATGTCACACTAAATCAACATATAACTCTAAAATTACAAAATCTACCTACATTGGAAGTTAGAGGCACAAGTACCCTATACGGTTACGTAGTAGCAGGTCCTAGAATGAGAAGTATAAATCAATATTGGAGATTATATAGTGGTAGTGACCACCCACAAACAAGCACAGTTGGTGCCACAGGCGATTCGTCAATAACCACAAACATTTCGCCTATGACATTGAGAGATTGGAACAATTTTAGAATTATAGGTACTCAAAATACTAGTTTAGACGGAGAGATAGTACAGTTTAGAGATATAAACACACCTAATCTTAAAACTTATCTAGCTTTTCCAACAGAAATTAAAGTAGGTTAAAAAAAGTTGTATAAATATAATTAGAATAAGAGGAAAATATGCCAGCAATTATTACAAACAAATTTAGAATCCACAACCAAGAGCAATTTGTGGAATCATTTTCAGAAAGTGGTGCTAATGTGTACTATCTAGGTATAGGTAGACCACAAGCTTTCACTACTTCAACAAGAGGAGATAGTAGAACACAATTTGAAGGTTCTGACACATCTCCATTAACACCAGTTGATTCAATATCACAAGAATTTCATACATTTGACGATTTATTGGCGGCTAAAAAAGTTGCCTCAACAGATATATCAGTGGCAATAGCAAGAAGAAACTGGACAACAGGAACAGTTTATGATTATTACAGACATGACTATGGACATTATCTAACAGGTTCAACATCAAGTCTTGTAACAGCAGATAGTGGTGCTACTGCTCTTTATGATTCATCTTTTTACGTATTAACAGACGATTTCAATGTGTACAAATGTTTAGATAATAATAGTGGTGCTGCTTCAACTGTAAAACCTACAGGCACATCAACATCTATTCTAACAACAGGTGATGGTTACAAATGGAAATATATGTACACTTTATCTGCTTCACAACAAGCAAACTTTTTATCAACTGACTTTATGGCAGTTGCTACAAACTCAACTGTATCATCAGCCGCTGTTGATGGTGCTGTTAATGTTGTTAAAATTAAAACTGCTGGTTCAGGTGGTACAAATGGTACTCACACAGGCGTTGCTATTAGAGGTGACGGTTCAGGTGGTGTTGCTTCAGTGACAGTTGCTGGTGGTGCTGTTACAGCTGTTACAGTTACAACTCCAGGAACAGGTTATACTTTTGCTTACATTAGAAACGCTGATATAGTTTCAGCAGGTGCTACAAGTTTATCTGGTTCTGAATTAGATGTTATTATTGAGCCAAAAGGTGGTCACGGTGCTAACGCTATAGAAGAATTAGGTGGTTTCTTTGTAATGATGAATACAAACTTTGAAGCTGACGAAACTTCTAACTCTGGTGACTTTACAACTGCTAATGATTTTAGACGTGTATGTTTAATTAGAGACCCACAAACTGGTGGTTCAGCTTCCTCTGCTAACACTTTAAGAGGAACAAAAGCAGTTTTAGTTACAAGTCCATCAGGTGATTATACTGTAGATGAAGAAATAAATCAAGCTACAACAGGTGCTGTAGGCAAAGTTGTAGAATGGGATTCTTCAAACAATATTCTATATTACATACAAACAAGATTTAATGATGAAGGTGTTGACAGTAACGGTAATTTAACGGCATTTTCCGGTGCTAACACAATTACTGGTCAAGGTTCAAGTGTAACCTCTACACCATCAACTTCATCAACAACGGTAGACAGCATAGCATTTACAAGTGGTTACGCTGGTTCAGAAATAGACGCTGATTCTGGTGATGTTATGTACATTGAAAACAGATCGCCTATTACTAGAGCTTCTGACCAAACTGAAAATGTTAAATTGATTATAGAATTTTAGAGAGGAATAAATGCCAAGTCCAACTGACTTTAATCTCTCGCCTTACTATGATGACTTTACGGAAAGTAAAAAATTCCATAGAGTTCTTTTTAGACCAGCGTTTGCTGTACAGGCTAGAGAATTAACACAATCACAAACTATACTTCAAAATCAGGTAGAAAAAGTATCTGATCACCTTTTTGAAAAAGGTGCTATGATTATACCTGGTGAAATAGGTTATGATCTTAATTACTACGCTGTAAAATTAACAAGTATTGCTAGTGGTGTTTCATTAAGTTCATTTAGTGATATAGTTCTTACAGGTGGCACTTCAGGTGTTAGAGCATTAGTTGTTGGCACAGACGCTACAGACGGTACTGATCCAGATACTCTTTATGTAAAATACTTAGATTCAGGTACAAGTAAAACATCAACTGCTTTTACACATGGCGAAACTTTATCAGGCACAGCTACATTAAGTGGTGTAGATACTACCATCACTTGTGTTGTGGCGACTTGTCATACAGGAGCGGCTGCTGAGATACAAGCAGGTACATATTATATTAATGGTTATCATGTACAAGTTACTAATCAAACAATTGTATTAGACAAATACACAAACACACCTAGTTACAGAGTTGGTCTTACAGTTACAGAATCATTTGTAACACCAAGTGATGACAGTTCTTTAAATGATAACGCTGCTGGTTCATCAAACACAAATGCCCCAGGCGCTCACAGATTTAAAATAGATTTAACATTAGCTAAGAAAACATTAACATCTACGGAAGACTCAAACTTTATTGAGTTATTAAGATTAAGTGAAGGAATTTTACAAAACAAAGTAAGAACAACTGAATACGCCGTATTAGAAGATACTTTTGCTAGAAGAACATTTGACGAATCAGGAGATTATACAGTACAACCTTTTGATATTGATATTAGAGAACATCTTTTATCTGGCAATAATAGAGGTATTAATACACTTGCTAATGGTGGTGACGCTACTAAATTAGCAGTAGGTTTATCTCCAGGAAAAGCATATGTAAAAGGTTATGAAATAGAAAAATTAGCAACAACTTATGTTGATGTTGAAAAGGCTAGAGATTTTGATACAGAGCAAAACTTTAATACAAGATTCGACATAGGTAACTTTATAAATGTTACAAATGTTTTTGGTTCTCCAGATGTAGGATTTACTGCTGAAACAGAGGCATTTAAAAATGTAAATTTATATCACACAGCAACTGCTTCACGTGGTACAGAAAATACAGGAACAGGTTCTAGTATTAATACAATTGGCCGAGCTAAATCAAAAGGTTTTGAGTATTCATCTGGAACAGCAACAGCAAACGTTTTTGCTAACTCATCAATAACTACAGGTATTTACAAACATTTCTTATTTGATATAACAATGTTTACACACTTGAACATATTAACTGCTCAAGCGTTTACTGACGGAGAAATCGTAACAGGTGGTACTTCAGGCGCTACAGGTGTTTATGAAAGTATATCTAACGAAGAAACTAAAACAATAGCTTCATGTACATCAGCTAGTCCAGGTGTTGTTACTATTTCTGCTGGTCATAACTTTAGAGAAGGCCAACAAGTTACTATAACAGGTAATTTTGAAATAGATTCAACTGCTCAAACATCACAAGTATTTACAGTTAGAAATCCAGCTTCTACAACTTTTGAATTATACGATACAGACGGAACAACAGCAAGTAACGTTACAGGATTTACTTCAATGGCTGCTGCTCACGGTGTTGCCATTGTATCAAACCCTATTGGTACTTTTGTACCAGGAGAAACTATTACAGGTGGTACTTCATCTAATACAGCAGTTATACAAGCAGACGCTGTTGGTTTTAAGGGTGTTACAGAATTTGATTTCCCACAAGTTAAACAAGTTGGTATGGCAGGTTCGCCAGCCTATACTGCTGATACAGCATTAGATAGTACAAATGGTAGTAATGTTACTTTATCTGGTTCTATTGATATAGCAAGTGGTTCAGCTGACGTTATAGGTATTAATACAAGATTTAACAGTGAATTAAAAGTTAATGACTCAATTTCATTTACTAACGATAGTGGTAATACAGAAACTAAAATTATTGAGGCAATCATATCAGATACTAGTTTAACATTATCAAGTGTTACGGCTGCTAAGTCAACTAAGACTACAGGTATTAGAAGAAGATCATTAATACAAGAAGCACAAAAAAATATTTCAGTATTTAAGTTACCATATGAAACAATTAAAACTTTAAAAACTACAGCAAACTCTGGTATTACAGATACAAACTTCTCTGTAAGAAGACATTTTATAATGACACTATCCTCAAATGGTGATGAAACAATTACTGCTGGTACTAACGAAACATTTGCCTCTTTAACAGAAAAAGATTTTTCAGTTTCTATAATGACAACTGGTTCTGGTGGAACAGGTGCTGTTGGTGATGTATTAAGTTTAAGTGGTAACAACCACGAGGGTGACGCTATCTTTAATTTAGGTGGTTCTCCTACAGGTAAAACTTTAAGACTAGACTTTGGTGCTAATTATGCTGGACATAAAGTAAAAGTTCTCGCTACAGTAAATAGATCAGTAGCTGGTTCTAAATCAAAAACTTTAAACTCTAATTCAACAATTCAAATTTCTACACAAGCAGCTGCTACAAATAGAGATGGTATTAATTTAGGTAAGGCAGATGTATTTGCTATTAACAATGTTTATATGGCTGCTGATTTTTCTACAAATGCCACAAGTTCAGATACAGATGTTACAAGTAGATTTGATTTAGACACAGGTCAAAGAGATAATTTCTATGATGTAGGTAGATTAATACTAAAAACTGGTGAATTGGCACCGACAGGTAGATTACTTGTTGACTTTAACTTTTTCTCTCACGGTTCTGGCGATTACTTTGATGTAGATAGTTATTCAGGTGTTGTTGATTATGAAGACATACCAAGTTATACTTCAACAACTTCAGGAGAGGTTTACGAATTAAGAGATGTTTTAGATTTTAGACCAAGAGTTGATGACGCTACAACAATTGGTTCAGGTGGTCAAAATAGATCATTTGATGGTTCTGGTAACTCAACAGTAGATGTTGTAAAATTTAATACAGATGTAACTTCAGATTTTGAATTTTACTTACAAAGAGTTGATAAAATTTTTATAGACAAAGATGGTAACTTTAAAGTATTAAAAGGTGCTAGTGCTGTTACACCAGATATTCCTGGTATTTTAGATAATGCCATGCATCTATACACTTTGTTTATTCCTTCTTATACATTAGATACGGCTGAAATAGGTATTGAAGCTGTTGATAATAGAAGATATACAATGAGAGATATTGGCAGACTAGAAAAAAGAATTGAAAATGTAGAATACTATACTCAATTATCTTTATTAGAGGCCTCTGCTCAATCACTACAAATACAAGACGCTAATGGTTTTGATAGATTTAAAAATGGATTTATTGTTGATAACTTTACAGGTCACGGTATTGGTGATCCAGGAAATTTAGATTACAAAGTTTCTGTTGATTATGCTAATGGTGAATTAAGACCTACTTTCCATGAAGACGCTATACAAATGATAGAGTCAGATGATGATGGTACTGCAATTGTTGAATTAGATAGAACAGCTGCTAACTATCAAAAAACTGGTGACTTAATCACTTTACCATATACAGAAACAACTTTAATAGATCAACCTTATGCTAGTAAAACAGTTAACGTAAACCCATTTGGTATATTTACTTGGATAGGTTCTATTGCTTTAACTCCACAAACAGATGAGTGGAAAGAAACAGAAAGAGCACCAGATTTAGTTATCAATAATGATGACGGTACATGGGATACTTTAGTAAAAAATTCAGGCAATCCAAATCTACAATCAGTAGAATTAGGTACAGTTTGGAATGAATGGCAAAACCATTGGACAGGTGTATCAACATCTAATAGTACAGAAACTTATAGAAGAAGACACGGTCATGGTTGGGCAGTTATGCAACGTGATATTAAAACTACTGAAAGAACAGGTACAAAAACAAGAACAGGTATTAGACAAATATTAGTTCCAAAAACAGTTACAAGAAATGTTGGTGATAGAATTATGTCAGTGGCATTTGTACCATTTATTAGAAGTAGAACAATTACTTTTAACGCTACAAGAATGAAACCTAACACAAGAGTTTATCCATACTTTGATAGTGATGATATTACTGCTTACGTTACACCAACAGGTGGTTCATTAGGTGGTAATTTAATTACAGACGCTAATGGTGCCGTTTCTGGTACTTTTGCCATACCTGATCCAAAAGTTGACGCTAATCCTAGATGGAGAACAGGTCAAAGAGTATTCAGATTAACAAGTTCATCTACAAATGATTTAACTTCAGCACCTGACACAGCAGGTAATACAGAATATATTGCTAGAGGTATTATTGAAACAGTACAAAATACAATTATATCCACAAGAACAGCTGGTATAGAATTTAGAGCTACAAATGAAACAGAAAATGTAACTCAAACAAGTGTTCAAAGAGGAGCCAGCAGACAAGTTGGTTACCATGACCCATTAGCAGAAACATTTATGATTGATGATGAGGGTGGAGTATTCTTAACTTCAATAGATATTTACTTTAGTTCTAAAGATGAAAATGTACCAGTTACACTTCAAGTTAGAAATACTGTAAATGGGTATCCAGGTCAAAATATATTACCGTTTGCTGAAAAAACTTTAAACCCTAGTGCTGTAAATATAAGCACGGACGGTTCAACGGCTACAACATTTACTTTTGATAGTCCAGTTTATGTACAAGAAAATACTGAGTATGCTTTTGTATTAATGGCAAACACAACTGATTACAATGTTTATGTTGCTAGATTAGGTGAAACTAATTTAGGATCAAGTAGAACAATATCAGCACAACCATATGCTGGTGTATTCTTTAAATCACAAAACGGTGTTACTTGGTCAGCAGATCAAAACGAAGATATTAAATTTAAAATTAAGAGAGCTGAGTTTAGTAATGTTACAGGTACAGTAACTTTAACAAATGATACTTTAGGTGGTAGAACATTAAAAACTAATCCTTTAAGAACAACAAGTGGTTCTAAAGATATTACAGTCTTTCATCCTAATCACGGAATGCATGGCACATCAAACAATGTTACAATTTCTGGATTAAGTTCAGGTTCTTACAATGGTATAGCACATGATGATATTAACGGTACATATACAAGTATAAAAAATATTACGTTAGATAGTTATGTTATAACTTCAGGTAGTTCTAGTAATGCCACAGCAACAGGTGATGTTGGTGGTTCTGCTGTAGTAGCTACACAAAACAGAGTTTATGATTTAATTAACTTATCAGGTATTCAAACAATGCAATTACCTGATACAAGTATAAATTACTTTATTAGGCCAACTACAGGTAAATCAATTCATGGCTCAGAATCAGAATTTAGTTTAACAGCATTATCTAATAAAATAGCTGTAGTAAATGATGACAATATTTACTTCACTGCTCCTCAAATGGTGGCAAGTGATATTAACCAGACAAACGAAATGTCAGGTCAAAAATCTTTATTTACTATTTTAGAATTAACAACTACAAATACTAAACTTTCACCAGTTTTAGATACTCAAAGAATGAGTAACTTTGTGATTAGTAATAGATTAAATAATCCAACATCAAGTAACACACCAGATTTTGTTGCTGATACGGCTGCTACAGGTACATCTACAGCGGCAGTTTATTGTACTAAAGCAATTACATTAGAAAATTCATCAACATCATTAGATGTAAGATTAGCTGCTAATGTAAGATCAAGTTCAAGTATAAAAGTTTTCTTTAGAGTTTTAGGTGCTGAACAAGATGAAAAAATTGAAGAATTGGCATGGACAGGATTTAACTCAGATGGTAGCGAAGACACTACAGTTACACCTAGTGAAAATGATACAACATTTAAAGATTACAAATATTCTGTAGAAGGATTAAAAAATTTCACATCTTTTCAAATTAAAATTACAATGACTGGTTCTATATCATCATATCCACCAAAAATTAAAGACATGAGGGCTATAGCATTAGCAGTATAATATGGCAATATTAAAAGTAGAAGGACATAGTAATTTAATTAAAGAAACAAGAACAAAGGCAATAATTAACACAAACACAAGTGAATATAATATTTACATGGCTAGAATAAAACAAAGAAATGAACAAAGTGATAAGTTAAGAAGTGCCGTAAAAGAAATAAATACTTTAAAAGCAGAATTAAGAGAAATAAGACAAATAGTAAAAGGACTAGTAAAGTAAAATGGCCGTAAGATCAGTAGCAACTACAGATACTTTAGAAACGTTTAGAACCACGTTTAATAGTTTAGCGTCTACCGATATAGGAGATGTAGCTACACTTGCTACTACAGCTTCATCTATTGTTGGTGCCATAAACGAAATTAATACCTCAGTGGCTGCCACAGGTTTTAATTTAGAAGATGACAGTTCAACTGTACAAACTATTGTAGCAGGTAATACTTTAAAAGTTTCAAGTGGTTCAGGTATTTCTGCCCTAGTTTCAGCGACAGATACTTTAACTATTTCAATAGCAGGTGGTGGTATTAGTCAAAACATTTATACAGACGTTTTAGGTGTTCAACATAATGCTGATGGTTCAAACACTTATACAGACATAGTTGTAAAAGTTGTATCAAAAACTTCAGCACATATATACCAAGGTACAGGTTCATCAAATGGTTATACATTAGACGGTGTTGAATCACCATTTATAGAATTGAAACCAGGTAACACATACAGATTTGACCAAGCAGATAGTTCAAACAGTGGTCACCCTTTATTATTTTATTATGATCCAGGAAAAACAACTGCTTTTTCTACTGGTGTGACAACAAATGGTACTCCAGGTTCTGCTGGTGCTTATACACAAATTGTTGTGGCAGATACTACGCCACATATATTATATTATCAATGTTCATCACATGGTTACATGGGTAGCAGAGTAGGTGTTAATTCTAAGACTTTACAAGACATATCTTTTGTAGATTCAACAGGAACATCAATAGATTATGCTACAAGACCTTTTGCTATTGCTCAGGCAGTTGCACTAGGATAAGATTATAAATAGTAAGATAAAAGGATAAAAAATGGCAAACGATTTTAAAAGATTTACAAAACCTAGTTGTACAACAAGTACAGGTGCCTCAGCTGACGCTGTTTACACAGTCCCAGCAGGTGCCGGTTCTTCAGCACTAGAGTCAATCGTTATTGGTATCACTTTGGCTAACAAAACAAGTGCTGGCGTAACAGCAAGTGTATTTTTAGATCATTTAGATGGTTCTAGTGACGTGTATATTGTAAAAGACGCTACGGTCCCAGCAGGCTCCTCATTGGAAGTTATGGCCGGGAACAAGATAGTTTTACAAAACAGTGGCTCAGCAGGAGATGTTTTAAGAGTTTCTTGTGGTACTGGATCAGCTTTAGACGCTACGGTTACTGTACTAGAAGACGTATAAGGATAAAAAATGGCATATATAGGAAAATCGCCGAGTACAAAATTCTCGGCAGCAGCGAAACAAGATACATTTACAGGTGATGGTTCAACTACAACTTTTGATGTAGCAAATATCATACCAGCAGGTGGTGAAAATTCTATACAAGTTTATGTTGATAACGTAAGACAAAAACCAGGTTCAACAAATGCTTACACTATAGGTAATGATGGATCAGGTGACTTAAAAAGAATTACATTTACAGCTGCTCCGGATGCCAGTGCTGAAATTTATGTCATAACTCCTTTTGAAGCTACAAATATTAAAAACATTGGCGATGGTACAGTTACAACTGCTAAGTTAGACGCTGACGCTGTAACAGGTGCTAAAATAGCTGATGACGCTGTTAACTCTGAACATTTAACAGATGGTTCAGTTGACAATGTACATTTAGCAGGCTCAATAGATGACAGTAAACTTTCTACAATTACAACAGCAAGTAAAGTAAATGTTTCTTCTTTATCAGCACCAGGTAGTACAAGTTTATTTTTAAGAGGTGATAGATCATATGCCGCTATACCTACAGATCAAATAGATTCAAACGCATTTAATATTTCTTTACTAGGTTTTAAAATGGCCGTTAACGAAGGCTTAACTGTATTTAATTTAGTTGACGGTATAGTTGACGAGTTCCATGATGAAAGTGGAACAGACGAGGGCGAAGGCTCTAACGATTTATATAATGCTACAAGTGATTATTACATCAATAGTACATCACCAACAGGTGGTTCAATTTGTCAATCTGCCGGATCTGGAATGGCAGCAATTACAGAACCAGATACTTCTACGGTTGGTACAAACCCAGCTGCTGGCTCTGGTACTTTTGCTCAATTTTCAGTTTCTTCAACATCCGTAAATGCTTTTGTTTGGGGTGCTGCTGGTGCTGGTGGAGGTCACTCAGCTGCAACACCAACCTCAGGTGGTGGTGGAGGTTTTGTTGAAGGAGTTATTGCTACTACTCCAGGTCAAACACTTTATATTAATGCTGGTGAGGGTGGTCAGATGACAGATAATAACGAAAGAGTTGGTGGTTTTTTTGGAGGTGGTAGTGGTGGTGAAGACTCTGATACTGGTCCAAAAACATCTACAGACGCAGATTCTTCATGTGCTTCTGGTGGTGGTGTTGCTGGTGTTTTCAAAGTAGATTATCCTTCTATTTCGCCAGTTGTAGGATGTGCAAGTGCT